TCACCAATTATTAAAGTGTACTTTTTTTGCCTTTTAGCATTTGGAGAAGGGTCATAAACCTGACCACCAACTAAAACAGGTGCTGGTGTGTTTTGTTGGATTTTCTTAACTCTGAATCTCCACGAAGCGTAATTTGCCTCGTGAGTTGTTGTATTAATTGTCGTTCCTGTTGCGACTTTAAAAATTGCTTCTCCACTTGAAGAAATGTCAAACAGTGAGCAAATGTCATTTGGCATATTTGTAAAACCACCAGAGTCTCTTTGGTAATATTCTCTACCAGACTGTATAACATTATCATTTATATCAACCAAGGTTATTTGCCTGAAAAAACCACCGTTATTTGTCAGAACATTTGATTGAAGACAAACTTCGTAAACGCCAGAGCTGGGCAAATCTAAAGCAACTCCATAATTTTCAGCAACCGACGAAGTGTCACAATTAATTCCTTCTGGCGCTGTCCCATTAGTGCAAGAAATTTTACCAACCCCTCTTATATTTTGAAGATTTAAGTTTACATTGTTTGCATAGTTTAAATTTCCAGTGCTACCTGCGGGAAACGCAAAATTTGAACTTGTTGTTATCACGCCCTCATAAAGAAAATTCTGAGTCTCTGGAAGAAAAGCTGTCTGGCCTTCTAGTGGGTATCTATAAAGCGTAATTTGAGTCTCATTGTCATAACCAAGAAGCGCAGAACCATTAAATATATTAAGAGCTTGCGGACTTGAGGATTGAAGCTTAAATGTCCTATTTCCAGCATCGGTATAGTTAAAAATAGCACTACATACAATGCTATCAACTGAGCCAGCAATATAACCAGTCCCACAATTTGCATCAGGAGTTGTAACTCCATCACTGATTGCAAACTTCATTCTTTGACCATTAACCGATCCTGAAAAAGCAACAGTAAAAACCGCTTCATACTTACCACTTGGCAAATCATTAACAGTGAACTGAGGAAGATCGGCGTCGATTGCTTGCCAGCTACCTATATTTTGCTCAACGATAACAGGCGCAACACAGCTAGCGTTAGGCGTGAAGTCTATTGGTGTTGCACTTGCACCACCTGCCCAAGTACAAGAGGCTTGTTCTGGGTAATAAGCACGACCAGCAATCTCAACGCTTCCGATATTGCTTAATCCTAAAGTTGAGCCTAGATAAACATCGTCAATCTGAAGTGCGGCTGCTGAAGCTGTTGACTCAAGAACAAAAACCATTGAAGCAGCACATGGGAATTGCAATGGAGTAGTTTTACCCCATTCACTTCTTGCGCTTAAGGTTGCTTCTGCTAGTACGTTTGAAGAACCATCTTCAACCTTAATATCAATATTCTCATCACCACCGTTATAGTTAAGTTGCGCCGAACAACCAACTCCAAGGCTATCAGGCTTTGTGATAGCGTCAGTTTCAACTCTTTGAGCTGCTGCCGAAAAATCAATTAGTGCATACTGCAAATTAGATTCTGTGCCGTTTGTGTAGGCTGTTCTTGAGAAAGATGCGCCTGTTGCTGTCCAGCCCTCAAGGTCATCCTCAAATCCACTATTAGGTAAAATATTAACTCCAGAAGCACCGCCGCTTCCCGAACCAGAACCAATTTCTTTTTCGTTTTGTGCTGGATTTTTAAAAACAAGTTTTTGCGATACGCTGTCATATTTAATATACGGCAAATCACCGCCGCCAATATCAAAGGTTAGCTGCATATCTTCAACCGATCCAGTACCTAATTGTAATTCTGTGCTTGCTGGTCTAAATGGTATTGCATAAGCACTAATCGATACCAAGTAACATAACAAAATAACTAATTTCATATCCTATTCCTCTATTGAACCTGTTTGAGTATTTTTTGCATCAAGCCCAGATATTGTAGTGTCACAATTTAAAAATCTTACGTCTCTTATCATATTGTAATCATTAGCTGCGCCGATTTCAATTGCAATATCTCCGCCCGTCGAAAAATCAGCAAACCTTCCGTTAGTAATTCTAACGCCGTTTGCATTAATTATTAAGCCTTTTGTCTGTGTTCCTTTTGTAAGAGTAACATTTGGCTTAAAAACTATTTCAATATTATCTTTTGTGACTTCTGGAGTAATATCAATCGTTTCATCTCTGGTAACAAGAATTTTTGCGCCTGATTGAATTGCTGAGTCGTCAAGTGCAGCTTTAAGTGTTTCATGAGAAAAACCAATTTCATTTGTATCACCAATAACAGCGTCATAATCTCTTGAACCCGTTGTCCCAACTGTTGCTGCTAATGGCAAAAGCTCTCTTGAGTCTGTAATGTTGACTGCTGCTGTCACGCCGTTTGCTGCTTCAACTAATACCTCTGCAAGCTTTACATATCCTGCTGGAGTCGCTGGAACTGCTGGAGTCGCTGAAGGTACGCCTTCGACTAAGACAACCTCTGCAAGCCATTCTTTTGAAACAACTGTGTCTGACGTTGAAATTGAGCTAGAAAAAGCATCTTTGAACTTTCTTGTTTCAGTCTGTGAGTCCTGAAGTGCAGCCCTTACTGTTACAATGTCAATTCTGTCTTGTGATGGGTTAGCGGTAGGAACAATGACGCTTTCGTTTGCGCTTAAAAATACTGGCTTATTATCTGGCTCAAAAACGTCTGTTTCGTTTAATTGAAAACCAAGCCCAGCCCTTACGCTTAGCTCATTGTTTGAAACTCTTGAAACGGACAATGAATCTTGAAAGAATCCACTAGCATTACGCCCAAGAAGCTCAAAAATAACCTTATCAAGTAAAAATCTTTCAGCCCTTGAAGGAATTTTATTCAAGTCCTGATAGATAATCTCCTGACCATCACTAAAATTTTGTCTATCTCCCGACATATCTTCTCCTAACTTGCCTGCTCAAAGAGTCGGTAAACAACCCCAAAGGCTTTATTTTCATTAATAGCTTGTACTATTTGTCTAAATAATTCAAAAGATGATTCGCTTGTTCCTAGCGTTTCCTCTCTGTTTAAAAAACTCTCTCTGCTTGTGAATAGCTCCGCTTCTGGTATCTGGCTTGGAACTATAACTGTAAAAGCATTATACAATAAATCCGTAGGAACTAGACCTCTATTTAAGTATGAAGCTCTACTGAGAAAAAACTGATCTGCATCGCTATGCTCTATAATTGTTGATTGTCCGTTTATAAGCAGCGTGTCAACTAAGTCTTTTATTGCTGGGCAGTTTGATCTGTTTTTTATTTCTTTTACTCTTAATCTATACGCACCAAGAGATTCGCCATCAAAACGCTCAATTCCACGCTCAGCACCTATTTGCTCTAAGTATTCTTCTGTGGCTGTATCAATAAATGCTTCGGCTAAATTTAGTTCATAGTCATCTTGCAATTGTTGAAAAACAACTGATAAGCCTCTGAAAATAGGCTCAGCTTCAGGCTTTTTATCAAAAACCCATTGCGGAACGTAGCTTTTTAGTTTGTTATACCAAATATCACTCACGAACAACTAACCTTTTGATCTATTGTCATTGAATCAGGAATAAGTTTTTCTGTTGGCTGAATAGTCACGCTTGAAACTGGTGAATTAGTGTTAAAAGAAACTAAGTCGTTTGTCCCACTAGGGCCATATAAGCCAAGAATATAATTATTAGCATCGTCTCTGTTAAAGCCTGTGCCAATTGGTAAATTTCTTAAATAATCAGCCATAGCATCTGTAATGAGCTTGCTATCGCTTTGAAGTGTCGCAAAATTAGGGCCACCAGCATTTAACACAAAAGAGCCATCCCAGCTTAAAGCAATTGCTGTAGCACCCTGAACGTCAACCGCTACACCACAAGCTCTTACTGGCTCTAGTGCTTCTAAAACAGAGTCAATTAAAGCCTCTGAGCTTTGACCGTTCTCATCGGCAATATAAGCAATTGGGTAAGGTATTCTAAATGATTGCGCTCCAGCTAGTATGCTGTCATTACCAGTATCGTAATCAATAACAATTCTTTCTCTTTCTATTAATGTAACAATTGAAACACCAGAAACAGCCAATATTGCACCTTCAATAGCAGCTTTTGTTGCGCCAGCAAGTGCCTTAACTCTTGATCTAATTGTTTCTCTATAATCTGCATCTGATTCAGCATTTTCACCACCAGCACCAGAAGCAGGGTTAGTTACCGTTACCGATGAATCAGTAAGCGTTGAATCAACAACAGAAATAGCACCAGCATTAACATTGCCAATCGTGCCAGCGATTTCGCATTGTGCCTGAGCTGAAATAGTTAATCCTGTTAGTAAAACGTCTTCAATTGTTTGAAAAAGAATTTCATCGCCGTTTGCGTCTTTTTCAGTTTTTACAACTGTACCAGTAGGTATTAGCACGTTGCCAGCGTCTGTATTTGCTCTGCTAAAGGTTAAATCAACAGTAGCAGGGTTAGCTTGTGGTCTGGCAAAATCATCGCCATAGTGGTCAATAGCAAGCCTTTGAAGATCATCTGTTGAGCCTGTTATTTCTGGCCCATGTGCAGTCTCGAAAAAAGTCTTTTTAAATTCAGAAATTGTTAATTCTTGATTTTCGTTTGCAGCAGTAGCTAAAGCACCGCCGATAATATCTAGCAATGAGCCTTCATTAAAATCAGATAGCTCAGGGTCACGACTTTTTACCTCATCGGCAAAAATCTGCAATAATTCGCTAGGCGTTAATATTCTTGTTGACATTTATACCTCAAGCTCAAACGGATCAAATTGGCTTTCTATAGTATTGTAGCCTATGGGTCTATAAGATACAAAAATGCGAAACTCACCCGTTTCTGTTTCCCCTTGCTCTATTCTAACACTCGTAACCTCTTCAACAGCAGGGTCTTTTAAAAATTCTTCGTTTATTATTGTTGCTAAGTTTCTTTGTACTGCCAAGCTTCCAACTCTGCCCTGATATTCTTTTATCCCTACTCCGTACTCTGGTCTGTGTACTAAAGTTCCCTTGACTGTAATTAATCGGTTAAACAGCCTTTGACGCAAGTTGGCTAAGCCTTTAATTCTAAGCAAATCTCCAGTGTTTGATTTTCTAAACTCTCCATCATGGCGAATATCTACGCCAATTGCTTGCTCTCTTCTTGTGGTCATATAATACCGCCATTTACACTAGGGTCTGTAATTTGTGAACTTCCGTTTTGTGTCGATATTGTTGGGTCAGCAATAGCAGCGTCAATCTCAGCATTTCCAGTAACCTCATTAACAACTGAAGCAGCTAAAGCATCACAAAATTTCTCAAGCTCTGTTTGGTCAAATTGAGGCCATTGGAAAGTAGAAATCAAACTATCTCTTATGGCATCTGAAAGTCTTTGAGTATTTAAAGCCATTATTTCTCCGTAAATGCAAAATCACTTAATATTGCTTCTGATTCTACCTCATCAGCAAGCAAGCTCTCAAGGTTAGCTTTTATTGTCTCAAGCTCAGCTTTTTCTGCAAGCATTACTGCGCTTTGAATTGGAATATTAACAGGAACGCCAAAAACGCCTATATGTGTATGGTTAGCATCAGTTTCACGCTGAATAACAAGCTTTTCAATAAGTGTTATAAGTTCGTTTAAGTGAGTAGTGTAAACAGTCTTGAACTTCTGACCAATAATAAGGTTTTCTGTTGGCTCTGCATCTCCCCTAGATATATTTACTCTTGTGTCTGATGTAAGCCAGTTTTTCTTTCCACTTAGCGACCTAAGAACAAGAGAGCCATCTGTTGCTGTAACTGGAATAGTATCCTCTGCACTTGAAAGCCTTTTTGTAATTAATGGCGAATCTTCATCAAGTTCAGGATACTCGACTAAAACCAAGTCATTTTGTTGAGGAAATTGAAAAATTCCAGCGTCAGGGCCGCAGGCATCCCATGCAACACGACAGACTATTTCTATTTCGTCAGGCCATAGCGAAACAGTAGCCCTTAAAACCGACCTATCTTGGCTTAATGACGTATTCAAAACAATGCCAAAAGCTGAGCTTTTTTGTGGCTCTTCAAGCATATTTCTTAGGTTTTGAACTAAATCCACTATATATCCAAATTTGCGTTATTAAGGTCAACAATATTAAGAAATTCTAAATCCATATTAAAACCGCTTTCAGCGTCAAGCATAAACCTTGCTGTTTTTGTATAAAAAGGCGTAGATACTTTGTTCATTGATCTTGCCAAAGCCTCTGCAACCCTTGGTGCATAAAACTTATCAATTAAATATTTCTTTTTATCCTCAAATGATTTTATCTGTGCAATTTGCTTCATATCATCTTGTGAAATAAAAACTTCTATTGGTGTACCGTTTTGTATTTTACTAAAATCAATTTTATTAATTCTTTCTGTAGGAACTCCGTTATTAAAGACACGTTCTGGCAAAAGCATTTCATAAGTGCTAAGCCTTCCCTCTATTTGCTGTCGTGAATATTCATAATAAATTTCTTCACCCTTTTCAATAAGATGATTTTTGTCACGAATAGAAGATACCTTAAATGTTATATATGGTGCTGGCTCTGGCTTTCCTTTTGAGCCGTCTGCCTTTATTACTGGCCTAACTTGCTCCCCTAGTTTTGCCAAGTCTGGGCTTTTTGCTTCTTTAGGTATAAGTGCGGTAATAACTTGCTTTCTTTCAAAATCAAGCCCTGTAACCTTAATATTAATTCCCTTGAGTCTTCCAAGCTTTCTTTTAAACTCTAATGTTTTTAAATTAACGCCATATACAAATTGAGTAAAACCCTGTGTTCCGACATAAGCATTTCTTGGTCTTGCAAGAATAAATTTATCAAGCCTAAAAAAACCAACCAAGCCAAGCCTTTGTAATAGTTTTTGCAAAACATCCCAATACTTATCACCCTTCTTAGAGTTTTTCTTGTTTGCAAGAGGGTCTGTATCAGTAAGCAAGTTTGCTGGCTCTGGAATAGGGCCGCCAATTTCGTTTACAATCTCAATGCCTTCGGTTGCTTGTAAGGCATCTAACTGCTTTCTTATAATTGTTAATAGTGGCTCAGATTGATTTATCGGTGGGCCAGGAAATTTTTGATCTATCATCAATGCCGTAAGATCTCTTCCTTCCATTCTTACTGTTCTAGTATTTGAGTCAAAGCTTATTGTTTCTTCATCAGCAAAACCAACAAACATCGTATTTTCTGCACTTGGCTTTATTGTTACCTGAACGCCTCTGTCGTCAAACACCCTTTTAACGTCTTCCATGTGAATTGTTACACCAACTGATCTTAATGTTCTTGGATCAAATGGAAAGTTTTTATAATCAAGTTCCATTTTAAAAGTGTCTGCTTCTCTATAGTCGTTTTTTTCAATTTCTACGCTTTTTGGCTGACAAGTAAATTCATACTTTTCTTCAAGAGTAGCATCGTCTTTGCCAAAATTTTCAAAGACAACTCTAAGGGTAACTGCTGCTTGTGGAAAATATAAACTCATTACAACTCTGGTATTTCTAAGACTTGCCCAGCAGATATTGTTGCAGTTTGTAGATTGTTATGGTCTTTAAGCCTAACCCATAACGTAGCATCGCCGTAAAATTTAGATGCAACTTTCTGTAACGTATCTCCAGCAATGACTGTGTAAGTCCTGCTAGGGTCATCTAGTATTAAGTCATTAAATTGTGTTTTCATTCTTTCGAGAAGCGAATTTAAAAAAGACATATATGAATACTGGCTAGAATAATAGCTTGCTGACTCATATCTTCCTGTAACAGCTTGTGCTGGGTCAAAAGGGTCAACTCCTCCAATAAATCTTTTGTAACCTTCTATAGTGTTCTGAGCGTTTTTAATAAGCCCAACTGCTCTTTGTACTGATTTCCTAATGTCGTTTGTTGTTGAAATAACATCGTCAACAAATCCCGTTACAATACCAATTGCGCCAGCAACGTCTGATGTAAATTCGCCAATTGCGTCTGCAATAGACAATGGAACGTCCTTTGGTGCTAATCCAGCAGTTCTTATTTCATTAATTTGACCTATCAATTCCCTGTTAATAGAAAACGGAACTTCTTTTTGTTTTTCTACAAATTTACCGTTTATTGGAGCATTAAAGCCAATGACATCAAAAGTAATCGCATAAGTAATATTTCTAATGTTATTCATGTTAAAGTCGCAATTTTTTATTATGCAATATCTTTGAAATTCACCCATGTAAATACGAACAAGATTTCCTCTTATTCGTATGGAGTCAATTAATTGCTGCAACTCTAAGGCAATGCCAAAGTTCTCTGGGCCTGAATATTTTTTATCGTAAAATCTACCATTGATTGTTAAATCAGACTCTCTAGGCCCTAAAACTTGAACTGCTGGTTCTGTTTGCCCTGCATAGTATTCTTTTACAATCTCTTGTGTACCGCCAAAGTTGAAAGGAGCATGAGGCATAAAACTTCCAGTCAAAGCAACCTTGTCACCTATCTTTCCGCCTTCTTTAATTTCTTCTATATTAAAACCTTCTGGGAAATCATCTCTTGTGTGCGCTCTTCTTAAGTCGCTTTGGGTGCTTCTTTTAAAAGGATTTTTTATTGATTGCCTTAAATTGTCTGATCTATCTCTTGCTGTATCAAGTAAGCTCATTATGCACCCTGAGGAATAAGCGGTCTTCCAACTGCGCTTCGTCTATTTTCGTTAATTTTTCTCAACTGGTCATCAATTGTAAAAGCAATACGATCAGGCTCAATTTGTTCTTTTATATTAAAGGTGTTTGTTACCTTAACGTCCATTTTATCCTTTTTAACTTCTGGTGCTGATGTATCCGATCTGCCCATAAGTCTGTCAATTAGTCTTTCTGCTGATGCATTGCCTTCTCTTGCCATTGCCTCGAACATATTATCAAGAGGGCTAACAAAAGTTTCTGGATTTAATAGGCTGGTAGGATTTTCCATAATTTGAAAAAGAGTACCAAAAAAAGCACCTAGTCCAGCACCCAAAGCTCTTAAGGCAACATTTATTCCGCCTATCGCAACGGAAATGCCAAAAACTACTTTATTTAATAAATTAAAAGCACCTAAAACAATTTCAAAAACCGTTGTCGATACTAAAAGTTCAGCTATTAAATCTGACCAATACTCAATAACTGTGTTGAATGGCTCTGTTATAATTCCCATCAAGTTTGAAAATTCATCTAACTTATCTAAAAATGCATCACCAAAAACGCTTAAAAGCTTATAATATTGAATTTCTGCTTTTGCTACGGCTCTGCTGAATATCTGAAAAAAGAAAACTAGCCCAGCAAACTGAGCAGCAACTGTTCCCACTATGCCACCTACAAATTTTAAAACTGGAAGTAAAAACTTAACAACCCTAAAAAGTCCATACATTGCAGCACCAACTCCGCCAATTCCTGCTGCACCTGTAGCCATAGCTGCTCCAGCAACACCCATGCCAGATGGCAATATCCCAAGTGCGGCTGCGCCCTTAAGTGCAAATATACTAATTGCTAAAAACCTTAGTGATTTACCAGCAGCAGCAATGTCACCATGTAAAGATGCAAATTGCTTTGTGTTTAAATAAAGCTGCTCTGGAGTAGCTGCAAAGTTATTGAAAAACATATTTAAAAGTCTGACTATATGGCGACCTTTTGTGTTTATTTGGTCAATTATAATATCTAGTGCTGGCCCAACGACATTCATTAAAGTGTTTCCTAATGGTCTTAGCACAGAGTCTAGTCCAACAAAGCTGTCTCTTAGTCTCAGTAGTCTTTGCGATAAAGATTGCGACCTTGCTTCAACAATTTCAGCACCACCAGCAAGCTTATCCATTGCTCTTGTAAGTATTTCAACTCTTTTTGTAACCTTTAATGCATTAAATCCCTTTACGTCAGAGACTCCAGCTTGCTTAAAAACATCGCCAGACTCGGCAAATATTCTTTGCCCAAACAGTGTGCCTTTGGATAGATTTCCACTAATAGCGTTTAATATCTGTTGAGTCATGTTTGTAGAATCAAGATTTAATGCTGCTCTTGCTTTTTCCTGAACTCTTGCTAGGTCAATTGATTGCCCAAAAACATCGCCATCAAAATCACTTTTTGCCCCTAAAACTGTTGAATAAAGCTTTGTGCTGTTGGCAAGTGCAATTGTTGATATGTTTGCATTTCTAGCTGTTTTAGATATTTTGTCGAGAATTGGAACTGATGCTTCCATTGCTTCATTAAATTGAACGTATTCACCAGCAGCATTTTTAAACCTGTTGCTTATCATTACGTTTGCAAGTTCAATTTGTGTGTTTCTAAATTTCTCTGATGAGCTAATTGCTGAGCCAAGTAAGCCCAATATACCACCACCACCAAAGGCAAAAGATTGCAAGTAAGCAGCACCCATTCTAGCAACGCCAAAAATTGACTGATCTACCTTTTTCGATAGATTTTCAACTGCTCTTGTCATCTTGTTAGTAGCTGCTATTGCAACAGCTTCCTCAAAGACAAATTCGGCAACTACTTCATAAGCGACTTTTGCAACCATTTAGTCTCCATTCTCTTTGGCTATTATATCACTTAAACAGTCTAGGTATAATCCCCATTCCTTTGGTGACATTTCATTTATTTCGTCAAGAGAAATTGTGCTATATCTTTTTGCCCAAGCGACTACTGACCAGAAGCCACGATCTCTGGCTTCGGCTGAAACTTTCCCTCGTCTTCACCATCATCACTAACCATCTGCACACATTGTAAAGCTTGGCCGTATTCCTTTACAGTAAATAAATCATCAAGGTTTTCTTTTTGAATTGCTGAAACTTCAGTGTCGTCAACTTTAACAAGAAGTATCTTTAAAAGCTCTTCTTGCATACGAACAACAAGAAGTGCCTGATTGTCAGAAGTGCCTTTTCCTGCAATTTGAGCGCAAAGCCTAGTATCTTTGATCTTAGGCTCTCTGATTAAAATTGATTTACCTGATGATAGCGTAAATTTATACGCTGGATTAGTAGCCATGATTTCTCCTTATCTTATCTTTATCGTAAAAAGAGGGGCAAAAGCCCCTCTAGTATTATTTTATAATGGTAGTCTACCACTTGCTTGGAACTCAAGTCTTTTTGTTACTTTTTCGTTCAATCCACGAATTGATTTTGACATTTTCCATTGAATATCAAAATAAACGTATGATTTACGACTTCCATCTGGGTAAAGCTCAGTGTCAATAAAAGTATAATCACTGATGCCAACGCCATTTAGATTGTTTGTAACAAGTGCATCAATGAACTCATCAACAGAAGCATCTTTAACTTCTAAATCACAAGAGCCTGACCAGCCTTCAATTGCTTGATCTCCCTCTGGAGTAGGGCGACCAACATAGAAAGTTCTTTGAAAACTTGAATCTTGGTTAATATCAACGCTTGTTACGTCAATAATGTTAGTCAAAGCACCATTTTCAAATACTTTAAACTGTCCTTGGTGTCCTCTAATTGAAGCCATATTAGCCCTCCACTTCCGTTACAACAACAGACTCGCCGATTTCCGCAATAAGTACGATGAATCTCATGCTGCTGTATAAACGTCTTTTAATCTTAATAAAGAACTTACCTTCACCGATTGACTGATCTGTATTAAGACTTTCAGTGTCGATAAGAACCGCACTACCGTCTCTTACTTCATCATTAGAAGGAAGAATTTTTGTTGGTGCAGTAGAATACTGCTGGTCAAAACGCTGAATAGCAGCATTTACATTGTCTCTTTCGTCTCTGCTGTTTACTGCATTTTGGTAAAGCTTAAGGAAGATACCAACTGAATTTGTGTACCAATCAGCCATTCTACGACGAGTAATTGTAACTTTAGAGCTATTAGCAATTTGAGTAACAACACCAGAGCGAAGCTTGATACCAATATCTGAATCATTTTCAAATCCAGCAATCCCAGCTCTCATTAATCGAATATAATCTGTTCTTCCTAGCTTCAAATTAACATCAGATGCACCTTGAAGAAATTCAGTATTCCCAGAAAAAGCAGGGTCAATGTGTGGTGAAGTTTGACTCATGATTGAAGCAATCCAGTGAGCTGGAGAAGTGTAAACATTAACACCACCAACAAGCGTTTGAAGCCAGTTATAAGCGTAAATTATACGGCCATCAGTATCTCTTAAAAGAGCAACTGCCGCTTCTGCTTCTGTTACTGTTTCGCCTAATGGGCCACCACAAATAACCATTCTATCTTGAGTAGCTGCTGCATGAGCCTGAAGATATTCGTTTCTTGTAGGCGTATAAGAATCAAGCATAACAATATTTGCAACGCCTTCCTCAAGTGATCCATTTAGAGCTGTTTCATAATCAGTATCAGCAATTGTCCCATCTGAACCACCAGCTAAAGCTGTTGCCGCTTGATCTTCAAGAACTAGCTGATCGTCAACAATTGCAACGTCAACAAGTGCAGAACCACCAAGTTTTTCAAGAAGATTAGCTGCCGTTACTTCGTCATAAATTTCATCTGGAAGGTCTGAGCCGCTATTCAAGTCTCTAATTGTAATTAGTTTTCCGCTTACATCAGAAGCTTCAATTGTAACGTCTATGCTGTTTCCGTAAACACCCTTAGATTTTGCTGACAATGTAGCAATATCTGCTGCTAATCCATCTTGTAGCGTTTGAGAAGCAATTGCCGCATCTGCCGCAACAACTCTTTTAATTTTTAATAACCCAAAACGCTTATTAGCTAAAGCAAGCTGACCACCATAGGAAATATTATTTCCATAGTTATTGAAAAGCTCAACTGTTGAACCAATTGTTGTAATGTCTTCTGATCCTCTTTCAAACTCCCCTAGCAAAAGAACAACATTAGTTGCAACGCCTTGAATGTTCGGTGCTGGCGCACGTTCATCAATTACAATGCCATCAACTTCTGCATACTCTAATGGGTTATTTGTTCTAAAAATACCGCCCATAAATTCTCCTATTGTTCGTCAATTATGACTGTTTCTGAAATCCACTCTTCTTCTGTAACTTCATCTTTATCGACAATAATGGTTTCTTGAATCTTGGTAAGCAACTTATATCTCTTTGTGTCAAAGTGAACTTGCAAGTCAATTACTGCTCTCCAATCGTCTTCCTGTGAACCTCTTTCGCTGTCAGGAAAATTATAACCAGTTATATCATATCGGGCAATCACGTTATAGTAACCAGCAAGCTGTAAACTTAAGCCCGTTGGCCTAGAATCACCCTCGGCAAACTCTTTATTAAGTGTATCATGGAACAATTTAAAAAGTTCGTTACGCTTGACCTTATAAGGACTCCAAATATCAACTTGAAGTGTTAAATCAAACTTTCCTGTTCTATATAGTGCTGCAACCTTAGAAGCATCTTCAATAATGTCCGTTTCACTTTCTTTTGATGGCATTACATGAGTATGTGCAGCATTAACTGTGTGAATTGATAAAGTATTCTCATACTCTCCAAGATGAGAGTCAGGCCACTCGCCATAGTATTTATCAACAGCATTACCCATATTAAGCTCAAGATACTTTTTAAGCTCTTGGATAGCTATTTCGCTTTCTGGTAATGTTACTGTTAAGTCATCCTGTGAAATCATAATTTAGTTATCTCTTTTCTTATGTTTTCAATAATCTTAGGAATTTGATTTTCCAAAACGTGTCTTGGCTTCATTCCAATTCTTGCTATTTTATTCTGCGTACCTCTGGCTAATGACCATACCTCTGGCGAGTATTCTGGTGGCTGTGAAGGGTCTTGAAGGACTCTTTTTGCCCAAGCAAGCAATGGTGAAATAGGTGGCGTAAACGGCCTAGCACCCTTTTCTATAATAGCAGCATGAGGGGCAAAGTTGCCCAATAATACTGTTTTTTCTGTTTCTGTGAAATCCCATGAATTGGCATATTCGCCAGTATCAACTGGTGAGCTACGAACTAAATCAGGAACTGAACGAATAACACCTATTTTAGTTGCTCGTCTAAGTTCTTCAGATGATTTTTCCCTGAAGTTTCTTAGCTCTCCTGCAAATTGAGATAGCTTAATTCGCTTTTTAGCCATTAACAAACCCTAGCAATTACGTTTATCTCTCCAATAAACTGAAGGATTCGCTTTTCTCCTGACTCATCAACAACAAGCTCCATGCTTTGCTCATCGCCTTTCTTGAGAAGCGCAGTCTCTCCCTCTTCCAGCCTAACCTGTATTTTCCCGTTTTGAGGTGCTGAATCAATAATCGTTATCGCACCACTAGACTGTGTTTTTTCTAAATTAGTTCCATCTGCATTTTTGAAACAGGCTGTCATTTCAGTAACATTTACTAAATTATAAGCATCTCCGTCTTGTTCCTGTATTCGAATTACAATGTTTTTGTCTTCGCCTTGTATGATATTTACCATTTTAACACTCCGATAATGAGCCAATTAATAAGTCTTCTGTAATTTTAGCACTTAATAAGCTTTCACGCATAATTCCAGTTAGTAAAGAGCTGCTAATTTTCCCTGTTAGTTGACTAGATTCTAGCCTTCCAGAAATAGTCACATCTTTATCAATAGAGCCAATTATTTCATTTGGCACAATTACCCCAAAAAGGTCGGTAGCCTCATCACTTGCCCCAGACGTGGAAGAACCTGTATCAATAACAAATACATCCTTATCTTCTCCAAACTCTTCTGATTTTACGCTTAGTGAAACATCATCAAATACGATGTATTGCACAACTATATTTGCATTAGGCATTATGAATGGAGTGTTTGGAAGATATAGCCCATCAGATACATGAGTCATTGTGATTGAGTTTATAAGCCCACCGTTAACATTGTAAATATATGCAACAGGGAATTTGTCAGAAACACCTGTTTCTAGTTGTAAGAAAATAGGAACTCTATCGTTTTGTTTTACGCCTGTAGCACTAGCCATTTGAGTCCTCAATAAAGGTTTTGCATTTTTCTATCATCACTTCTTTTGGTGTCCAATCAAAATCAGACATAGACCAAAAGAGATGCCCCATAACAAACCCCATCAAAAATGCAATTGACGGAAATTTCTTTGCGTTTCGTAAAAACCAAGCTGAAACCGATGCCTGTTTTCCCTTTTTTATAATAATGTAAATATCAAAGGCAGCTATAATAAAAATTGTTGCTCCTACAAAAATATCTGTAATGCTCATATATTAAACTCCGATGTTAAGTATTGAAGCACGCTAGCTCCACCAATCTGTAGAACAGGTTCAGATAGCCACGGGTCAGTAGTTTCTGCTGCTTGCTCAAATGCCACAATTACAGACTTTCTTCCAACATTAGGGCTTTCAGGGTTCGTTACGGTTGAGCTGTTATCTATAAACCTATTAAACTCAGACTCAAAGCGATCCATAAAATCTCTGCCCATCAGTAAAATTTCAGTAGGAGTTTTATTGTAAGGCGGTTTTGCCAGAACTTCTTGTAAAAACGCAAAAGTTGGTAACTGCACTCCATCAACAATATTACCTCTTCTTCGCTTTCCCTCTTTAATCATCTCAAGTGGCGTATATATTTTTTCAGTTATTTTTTTTCTTGGCATTTCATTGTCTTCAAAATCATACCATGTTCTAACTGTTTTTCTTTTTAAAGCAAACCCAAAGGCATCCCTTGTGTATGTTATATCAACACTCAATATCAGGTCGGTAAATTCTTTGTTTGAATGCCACTCGACTCTTCTTAGTTCACCTTGGGCAAAATCTCTTTTTGGGAAAAAATTTGTAAGTGCCTGAACCTTATAGTCAACTGCGGTATAGTCTTTATTTGCGGATTCATCCTCAATATACTTATATATTTTAACGCCATAGTTTTCGGTTATGGTGTGATTACCAAGAGTTTCGTCAAAAACGCCAACTTCTTCTTGAGTCAATGCCCTTGTAAAAGCATACCTATATCCAGTATCGGTCTTTGCCAAGTCAATATAAGGCAAGTTTGTTTGCTGAAGTTGCCAATGAATCTTTTCATCAAAAACATTTTTTGATCTTTCTATATATTCAAAACTCATAATGTGCGCCACGCTTCTATTGAAGCCTCGTAAAGCCTTGTAACCCTGTTTGCTGATGCTGGTCTTGCAGAAAACGATATTTGATAAGAACCAGAACTTAGATTTTCCACATAAAACTTTATTTGATTTTGTATTCTTTGATCTGTTCCTTGGTCTTTAGGTTCTATTCTAAGCTCTTTTACCTTTGCACCATTGTTAAAATCAAGCCTAAACCTTCCATCATTACTTGCTGAATTATGGCCCCACAAAAAATCTACACATACCCTATACCTGTTAACAGAAGGCGTTCCACTAGGAACAACAAGGGTAGCTTGCAAATATTCAGTAAAAGAGCCACCGCTTATATTAGTGTTTGGAGTCTCTTCAACAGCATAAACTGCATCTTTCCCATAAGCAGGCTCAAGAACATTTTTCCATTCCCCGTCGGTGTACCTAAGCAAGTCACCTTCAGATGGATTGAACACCTCGCTATCCCGCAAGGTGTCAATTGAATAATCAATAAGGTATTTTTGACTAAGCTTGGTCACTTAATTAAAAGTCCAGCGTCTCAACATTAACATCAATTACATCACCGCTTGAAATAATTGAAGCCAAGTCGCCAGCAAAGCTTACTCTTGTCTTGCCGCTTGCTCCGCCAGTATAAGAAACGGTAAAATCAGCAACTTCTTTCTGCTTAATTCCAAATCTAGGAAAAAGTAAAACTGAGTCACGGCTTGCCACAACGCTTAAGTCAACGTAGCCATTCGAAATATCTGTTGCATTTAAAGTAAATTCCTGCTCATCTCTTTTTCTTCCTGCAACATTACCAGAGGAGTCAATTTTAACTGTTCCATCAACCAAGTCATTATCAACAAGAACAACTAAAGAGTTTCCAGAAAACCCAAGACCGTCACCATTATCAACAGATAAAGTTGAACCTGTTTTATTTAAGCCCTGTCCTGCAACGATGTTTTCGCCAAGTCTAATGAAGTTTAAGTTTGAAGAACCAAGAGAGATCGGGTCAACAGTGGTCATAATAAAAGCAATCCCACCATTTTCTGTACCTTCTGCAACTGGAACATTCATGCCCTGAGTGACTTGCTCAGAATTTGGCTGATCTACCGCATCACCACCACCGATTGATGCATTATCTGATCTAGTTAAAATCCACGGAGTGCCTGCATCGCCAGCCTGTGTTAAGTTATACAATCCGTTTTCCGTTTGGTTTACCTGATTCTTTACTAACAGATTGTCACCAACAGAAAGAGCAATTCCATCCTGAGAAGGAAAAGAGCCGTTTGCGTCAGCAGTAAGTGTTGCCCCTGTTCCATCTGTTCCGTTGTCGTAAGTAGAGGCTGGCAATGCACCCGTGGTTGCCGCCTTGGAAGCGTCTTTCGGATCTTTAAGACCACTAATAAGCGATTGAATTTGACCTAAATTAACTGCGTCACTAGCAGCAGTACCGTCTGCCAAGTTCGTGATCTTGTTTGACTCCATGCTCATTTCACGAAGAATCTCTAAGACATCAGTTATACCTACCTGTAGCAATGAAATATCGGCTGTGTCTGAACTGTTGCGACTCCTTAAAGGAAGCCCATTACGAAGCCTTATTTGCAAGTCTGTAATTGTTGAATCTTGAACGAATTTACCTAGTAATCTACTCATCATGTTCCCCTTTTAACTATAGATTATTAAAATATTGTCACCTTGTTCTAATACTGTTTCAAGAGCTAAGCCACTCCAGTATATCCTATTTCCATCAACATCGAAGTCAAAGCCTTTTATCTGTACTGTTCCGCTTGGAATATCAAACACAACTAACTCTGGGCTTGTCGGTATGTTCTCAAGAAAAACCTCTTGATCGATTGATTGCTGGGAATTTAAGGTAAACTCCTCAACAAACCTAAAGCTGCCTTGAATAATTTTTCTACTTATGCCCACAAGACCTCTAAAAAGGTAAAATCTGGTTTATTTCAAAATTAGGGCAAGTTTTACTGGTATCAAAGTGCTTGTGACCAAATATTTGATCGTTAGCAAGCCCATATTTAGCACATAAAGCCCTTAGCAACATTGTAGCAGACTTCTTTTGTTCAATCGAAAAGTCCTTTTTACCAGTAAGGCAAATGCCTATAGAGTCGTGATTTTGCCCCTTGGTATGCGCTCCAATCTTGTTTATTGGCCTACCCTCTTTTACTGTTCCATCTTTCAATATTATGAAGTGATAGCCAATATCTGACCATCCATTTTCTTCAACGTGCCACTTTCTTATAGTTTCTATGTTGTCATGATGCTCAAGGTCAGAATCTGAGCAATGAACTATGATTTTACGAACTAAAATTGAATCTTCTCTTTTTAGCTTTTCTAACAATGATGTTCCAATAGAATTGTTTTTCATGGACTTCCACAACCTCATAAATTTCTTCATTGATGAAATAATAAAGTTCTTCATTGTCTTTTTTCGATGTGCAGTCAATATCTGTTTTTAATGGATATTTTGGCTTAGGAAGCAATTTAATAATTAAATCAGCCTTCCTCTGCATACCGCCTTTATCGTTGCTATATGTTTGGTCTATGCCTTCTAACCTTGGCGTGGGGCTTATGTACTCAACAGAGTCCACAAATTCCCCTTCTCCAAGCCTCTCACCTGACCAGACTCTTTTAAAAATTCCGATCTTGTGAAGCACAATACCAGCATCATTTAATGCCTCAAGTGCGCAGGAAGCAATATCGCATTTATTCATGCTATTACAACTCCAGAGCCTTGATTATTGATAGGAATACTCAACAAACTTGATAGCTTTTTTTGAAGCCTTCTATACTCTGATCTAATGTTATAACGATGATCTAAATTCATTCTAATGCCATCAGCCTGCTCAACTTTTAAACAGCTTAATGACTTTTGATATTCTTGCTCTGCCTTCTCAAGTTCCTCTAATAGCCTAAGAACATTGTCTGTACCATCATTGGAAATATCGGAAAGCCTATCATCAATAATAGAATTATAAAGCGTATTGTTTTCAACTATTGAGCTGCTAGGCCAATTAAGATGATACAACACACGATTTTTCTCATCAGTAGCAAGCATTACTCCTCACTTTCTGAAGATTTTTTGCTTACCTTTTTCTTAGATGACTTCTTCTTAGAAGCTTTCTTAGGCTCAGCCTTGACCTCTTCAGAAGGTTTATTTTTTTCTTCATTTAAAGCTTCTACTTTAGCAACTGCTTCATCATGAATTTTATGCTTTTCAATCTGTGACTTTGCTTCTTTCTTAGCTTTGCTAGCCTCAGCAATAATTTCACGCTGCTTTGCTTGAAGCTCTAAAAGCTCTTTGCGTTTTTTACCATAGTGTCTTGAATATAACATTATAACCTCATTAAAAGAGAGGGGCTTAAAGCCCCCCTATATTTGCTCTAATTAAGCACTAACTAAAGTCTTAACACCACCAGCTCTTAGGTAGTCAGATGCAATTTCTTTATGGAATGACTTAACAGCATACCACTCGTTTGATGTAACAACGATCTCACGAGTAAGAACGTCTTTATCATCATCAAGCTCAATGTCTTGCTTCATCATTAGGCCATAAGAATCTGCTTTGTGAAAGTGTGTAAGATACTCGCCTGCGGCAGTACCAGCGTTAGCATCAACACCGTTTGGAGTAGTATCTACAACAACGATTGCCATGCCAAGAAAACGCCCCATGAATCCTTCAACCCAAGCCATTGGGTCGTTAGCGTCAGCTTTAAGGAATCCTGAACCACTATCATTAATCATGTCTAAATAAACACGACTGTGCATGAAACATACTTCTGCTTCTTGGAACTTGTCACCAAAAGCAGTCATTCTAGCAGCGTTTAATACTGAAATAGACATTTTAGCTGGAACTACTGCTGGCGTTCCATCTTCAATGTTAGCAACTGCTGTAATTTCAGTGTTTAAATCACCGTCAACTTTTTCAGCATGAACTCGTGCCATTTGACGTTGAGCTTCTGCCATGATTCCAGCCATTGAATCTGCTGACTTTTTGAAAGATTTTTTAGTAAAAGAAACTGCTTTACCAACTTCCTTAACAGTAGCGTTAAAGCTATCGTCAGTAAGTGCATCTGGAGTAAGAGCTGCTGTTTCTAAAGGCTCTTCTGCTGCACCAATCTTACTATAGTAAGGAAAGTTGATTGTAAGCCCTGAACCTTCTGCTTGCAACGTGTTGTCACGAATAGCAAAAGCCCCATAGACTAATTTTTGATCGAAATAAGCTCTGATATGGTCTGACCATACCTTCGGCTCAAATAGAAAGTCACTTGATTCTGTACCACCAAAAGCCATTTATTACCTCCGAGTTTTTGGTTACTTTAACATTCTTTTCTTTGCGGCTTCGGCAAACAATTTGTTGTATAGGTCTGGGCTATCCTGTCTCAATTTTGTCTTCTGAACTAAGTTCATGTTGGCAAATTGCTCTACGGTAACTCCTGCTGTCTGCTCTGGGTCTTTTCTGTCGCCATCTACGCTAGAAGTCGCCATTGCAGTATTCCCACCAACAAGCTTTGCTTTACCAAGAAGCTCGTCAAATAGCTCGTCGCTGATTTCTTCATTTTCTCCCAGCGATTCACCTTGTTGACCAATTAGGAATTGTAAATATTCCGCTTGATCTTTGTTAAGCCCATTCTCGACTGCAACCATCAAGACTGCGTTTTGAAAAGCTAAGTTATCGCTCTGGTGGCTAAGGACGTTTACCTGATCTTCTAGGCTCATCTCGTTTTCGTCTTCAATTCCCAAAGCTGATTTCAGACCTTTCTCTAACTGAGTCATTCGGTCTTCAATCGTTCTTGCCTTAGTGCGACGTTCTGCATTTTCGCTTCTAAGGTCTTTTATATATTCTTGCACCGATTCTGGAAGTTCGCTAAGGTCAACTTTGTCACTTCCTTTCGGGCTTTCTTCTTGTTTTTGTGACTCTGGAGCTTGTGCTGCCTGTGCCCCTTGTCCAGCCTGTGTGTTGTCTTCCCAACTTCTGCCTTGGCTGTCTTTTTGAGCTGGTGCCCCTGCTCCTGCTGATTCTGTACCATCAGCAACCTGATTAAATTTTAACATAAATCTCTCATTTCTTAACATATCGTTACTCCTATCAATTATCCCATTCCTTAGAATAAGGAACTATTATACTTCTATCGTTTGGTCTGTCTGGCGGATTCATAAAAACCCGTTCTTTACCTCTAAAATTGTATTTAAACGGCTTGTCAATGTCCACCACAAGATCAAGGCTTTCAGCTAGTTTTGAGTCTTCGCCCGTCCTTCCATCCATAGGGTGAATAAGCGTCTTTTTTAGTTCAGGAATCAACCCTGAATCTCTTACGTTTATCATGCCCTCATTCTTGGTCATGTTGTAAATATTATGAAGCTCAGTCCTTGTGATTCTTAAAATCTTCCATTGCTGAAGCCCAACTGCATCGACCATTCTTCTAATTGTTGTATTTCTTGGCTCTGATGAAAGAATTGCATATTGTAGCTCTCTTTCAATCGTTGCCCTTTGCTCTGCTGTGTATGCTTTCACCGATGCCATATAGCTATTAACTAAATAGTTTTTACTTTGCAATGCGGTAATTATTTCATCCACTGGAATCTGTCTATTTATCCCCTCAAAGCGTTTAGAGAATACCCTGATCTCTTTACCTAAATCCTCAATTGACTGCTCAGAAACAAGGTCAGAGCTTTCTAGCACTTCTCTTCTCGCCCTTTCTTCAGTCGCCGACAAAATAACCTCTGACTGCTGTAACGCAAGCGTCAAAGATGCCTGAGTAAACGAACCTTGCTCAGCTAAAATTAATTGCTGCTCAAGTCTCTGTGTAGCTTCCTTGAATACTCTACCAAGCTTCATAGCTTCGCTTTTCTCAAGACTGACAATCCTATTAATGTTTCTTTCGACAACTTTTAAACTATCGACTTTATCGGTAAAACTCATTTAAGCCTGTCAATTATTGCTCTAATTTGATTATTTCTTTCTTCTTTATTCATTTCATCAAAAAGGGATAACTGCTTTCCTTTTTTCATGGATTTTACGTTATACGCCCTTTTTGACTTCATTCTTGCAGCCTTAAACTTGCCAATGGTTCTTTTGGTATTGCTCATGCCCTTCACTTCGACTTTCTTGAATACCTCGGCAATGCTTTTGCCACCCTTTACCCCAGAAATACGACCAAAGGCTATAGCTCCTATAACTGGTGCTGCTGATGCAAAGAATGAAGATATTTCATTTGTTTCGCTTCCTGCATCAATTATATCCTCAGCAGCCGAAGCAGTAAAAATAGAAGCTGCTGCGGTTCCAAGGCTCAAAGCAAGTCTTGATCGTGACTGAAGTTTTTTTCCTTTAATAAAAAGCTCAGCCGCCTGCCTTCTATCTGCGTTAGCTTTAACGCTTTTTAAATTAGGAAGTAACTGCATTGCACCCCTTCTTAAAGATGATGCTCTGAACGCAGACTCAGCAGAGTTTTGTATCCTTCTTGCAACACCTACAGAGCTGACTGTTAATCCAGCCGCAACTCCAGCCTTTGCAATGCCTTTTTTGACGCTTTTATCGTCTTTAACTTTAATAGGAACAACTCTACCGTTAATCATTCTAAATGTTATTTGTCTGTTATCTTTCAAGCATTAACCTTCCAAGAACCTGAGAATTGCCCTTGCTTTTCTTAGCTGCCCTTCTTGCTGCTGCCTTTGAAGCCTTTTTCAAAGAATCTTTTATGGCCTTTCCTTTATTGTATTTAAACAAAGCAATACCAGCAAGTGCGCCACCAGCCAAACCAGAAAAAGACTTGGCCAAGCTTCCACCAATTTCGTCTTTTATCTTATCGCCAATTGTTCTGTTTGGGTCATAAAATCTTTTGTATGCCGTATATGCTCCTGATGCTAATGAAGCACCAGCAAAAACTGAAGAAACTTTAGGGCTTTTTATGAAACCAACCGTACCAGCACCAGCAGCCGCACCTGTTAGCGCATCCACCTTGGCCAAGCTCATAGGCTTCTTCTTTTCTTTTTTATCTTTCTTCTTTCCCTTAATAGGTATAATTCTGCCGTTCTTTCTAATGAATCTTGTTTCCATAATTACTCCTGTCCACCTTTTGAAAGGTCTTTTGCAATTCTGTTAATTCCAGCATATTGCATACCTGTCCCAACTGCTCTTGCAAGATACGTTGAATAAGCAGGGAATGTTCTTATAAGGTATTTTGCTGCTGCGGCCCTTCCTGATCTGGCTTTTACTGCTCTTGATGCAAAATAATTAGCCTCAGCCTCTGATACAACATCAGTAAAAGGTCTAACTGTTCCTATTCCAATATTCATATTAAAAACTGTACCAAGCTTTCCTTTTTTGACCAACTGCTCACTTCTAACCGTTATTGACCTTAAAAACCTATTCATTGTTCCTTTTTTTCTTGTGGCTGCTAAATGGCCCATTTCATGAAGCAAAGTATCTTCGTTAGCCATTGTTCCAAGAATCACTGACCTTCTTTTTAGCCCAACACCTAAAATCGGTGCTAGTGCTTCGCTGGTCTGCCTTCCAACATAATTACTATTGTAAGCAAACGCCCCTTTTAAATTGGGATTATTGAATATATCTGGTCTTCCTGCTTTATCGTAAAACTTTGCATAATTCTTTTTAAAAGCACTTACGCTAGTTCTTGGCTTACCCTCAGCTCTTTTACTTATGGCGTTTCCAAGCCCCATAGCACCAACATTAACACCAATGCCACCAACTAAAAGCTCACCACCAGAAAGCTTACGCTTCTTCTCCCTAATAGGAATAACCTTGCCATTCTTCCTGATAAATCTGACTTTCTTCTTTTCCATGCCTTTTCCTAAATAGAGCTTGAATTATTTTTTTTCTTTTCCATTACTTGCCTCTCTTGTTCAAAACAATAGCTGTCTCACCATCAACTGTTGACTCAACTCTAGCATTTAGCTTCTTGAGCAGTTTGTATGTTTTCATATCGCCTTTAGAGTTAAAGTCAATGCCTAAAAACTTTCTTGGCTTAAATGTCTTTGCTTTAAAAATAGATTTCTCTGAAGGGTATTTTGTCTTCAATGGCTTATTAACAACTCTCAGCCTTTCGCCGCTTATTGGAAGCTTTATAGACTTCTTGCCTTTTATTGGAATAATCCTTCCATTTTTTCTGATGAATCTTACGTCTTTATTTTTTTGCATTACTTACCCTTTTTCTTGCCTTTGCCTTTTCCCTTATTGCTCTTTGTGCGCTGTCCTCTCTCTGGTAATTTACTTGGCATTTTTACTCCTAACTATAAACTTGTTAATTCGACGCAATTGCTCTCTAGTGAAATTATACTCATCAAAGCCACCTTCCACAAAATCAAAAGTTCCTGCATCTATAACCATTGGCTTTTTACCTTTTTTAAGAACATTTTTACTATGAAGATCATCTACAAGAATATTTGAACCACCTAGAGCATTTTCTACCTTTCTTGAGAAAACACCTCTTGCGGAATCGTTCATTTTAAATTCGCCGCCCTTTACAATATCCTGAACAATAAACTTACTTTTTGAAGTTTCAACAACGAATGTCTCTGGAGCAAGCTTCTTCTGATTAAGAGAAATTAGAAACTTTCCAGCCTTTGAGTTATCAGAAAAAGAAACTGATCCCCACTGTTTGTTATACTTGCCCCTTGGAATCTTTACTGCTTTTCCTTTGGCTTTAATAACAACATTTTCAATACCTTTTCCAAGTATATTCTTATCTTTCTGTAAATCTCTTATTCGCTGATAATACTTGTTCTTAAAAGAAGCAAGCTCATTAACTTCTTTAATGTTGTATAACTTTGACTTGGGCTTAGTAATCTTTTTTCCGTTAAAACCCTTATAGGTAACAGTGTTCTTGTCGGCTATCTTGTTAATCTTTTTTGTCAATTTACCTATCAAGCCTTCATATAAACTTATCTGTTTACTTCTAAACTCAGACTCAGGGCCATACTTTTTAACCTTAGATAACGACTCTCTTACTGCTTGAATTGAACTTATTCGCTTATTGGAAAGATTAGTTCTTGCGCTTGCAGCTTTACGCAATGCCTTACGCCTAGCTGACTTGTCAAATATGGGAATTAGTCTCTTTCCCTTCCTTATGAATGTTTTTGGCTTTAACACTCAATTATCCCTTAAAAGAACCCAAATCCGCCTAACTGTGGCTGATTATTTACCTCAAGAATTTCCTGCTCAATGTCTTCAATGCCAAATTCTTTAGCAAGCCATGTTGTCGCTGTTCTTCTTGATATTAAGTTTGCCTGTGAGGCTTGTGCTGCTGTTGATACTTTCTGCTGAAGGTCTGCCATGGTCATTGGGAATACTGGCGGCCATGTGAAAACTATATCTAATGACTGAACCTTATAGTTTTGTGGTATTTGAAAGCCATTAAATTGCATACCCTGCTTAGCCATAAGAAGAACTGTTGCAATCATCTTCTGCATTAGCTTCATCATGCTTTTTTCAACATAAGGACGATATTCGTCAATAAGGTCAAGCAGTGGGCCGTGCATAACTTCCATAGCCTTGGCTGACTGAGCTGAGCCAACGATTTTCTCAGGGTCAAGCATTACAACTCTGGTAATATCTGCAACAAGCTGTCTATAATTCATTCTCTGTTCGCTTGCTACCTGAACGCCACTCATAGAGGTTTCAAGGTAACTTGCATCGCCATCACGCCCAAGATTCCAAGAAGACATAGAAGATTTAATAAGATTTTCCATCTCATCTGTGTCCATCCCTTTTAAAATTAGCTGTGGCTCTTGATTATATTTAACTGCTTGATCTGTCTGAGAAAGTGAATAGTTAAATGCGTCAAAAAAGTCTAAGTTTTCATATATTAATGAGCATCCATCAGGTTTATGAATATCTGTTCCGATCTTAAACCATTCACCCTGAACAAAGCCTAAGTTATGCTGAGCTGTTGCAGAAACTTTAAATTCTGGCTCTGAGCCTTCTTTGCACTCTGGATTATTGTAAAGAATGTCTTTTTCTTTACCTAGCTCAAGCCTGTACCATTTTTTCTTAGGATTACCCTTTTCGTCTTTGTCTTCAAGGTCATCAAATACATATTTAATCTCAAGCTTTTCTAGCTCTCCAGTATCGTCAAACTCTGGATAGCAGTAATTAGGATTGTAAATTTCCAGCATTGGAAATCCGTTAGTTAGTTTAAATCTGGCAAATGCTGAACCATGAGAAGGCAAATATCGTGCAACATCAAGCATTTTGGCTTTCATGTTGGCTTGATTAATAAGCAGTTTTAATAATTCTTCTGTTAGTGGGTCTTGCGCAATGTTAAGTGAAGGAAATACTCTAGGCCCAAGAAGTTTTGATCCAACTGTATCCTGAATACGCTTAGGAAGATTATATATAATAAGAGGCTTACGCTTACGAATAGGAAAAGGATTCCCAGCACCGTCTGTAGCATCCCAAGCAACATGATTGTCATACTGGCATGACTTTAGGTATTTATCTACTTTGTCTAAGTCATCCCGTCTATTGGATTTTTTCTTATCATTATAAGCTGGTGAAATATTTCCAAGCTGTTGTGAAGCCCTTCTCTTATTTCTCGATAGCTTAAAAACCCCGTCAAAGTAAGGCATATATTATCTCCCGACCATTGCATTTAGTCCTGTTATCGCCCCTTTATCATATCGACCATTTACAAGATTCCATAGCATTTCTGTTGCGTCTGGTGCATCGTCGTGGTCTTCCTTCGGGAATCCATCGAACTGTGTAAAATATTCTTCTGATAAAGTTTCATTAAATAAAATCCAACCATGAGAAATTTTCGGCTCTAGTGTATGAATCCTTTTGATCTTATTCTCGGTGTTTATAATATCATAAAAGGGTATCTTAATCTTTTTCTTGAGCCTCTTCTCTCTTTGCTTACGTTCTTCTAATATATTAGGCAATAAGAGGTTTCTATACAAGTTAGTCTCAACAGCAAACTTTTCGTACTCATATTGCTCATGTAGGTCAAAAATTCGCTGAATATAGTCTGTTGGTGGCATACGCTTAACAACATCATTTACAACAAATAAACGCCCCATACTATCAGTGTAACCTGTAATTAATGCTGTGTAGTCACCTTTTTTGTTTCTTTTGGCTGGCTGCTGTCCAGTAGAAGGGTCAATGACTCCGTATGCTCTTAGCTCTTTCCAGCTTATTGTTACGCCTGATTTCTTAATATATAGCCCGTCTTTAGTCTCTCTAAAGTAGTGAAATTGCTCACGATCAAACAAACACTCTTCATCTGAGATAGGTTTATTCATCTTCTCTTTATAAAATGATCTTCTGCCCGTTTCGATCAATTCCTTCATCAAGTAGTAGTAAGGCTCTTTGTCTGGCCATAAAACTGCTGCGCCCTTGTCCATTTCTTCTTTGTTGGATAGATAAAATTGCTCAGCCTTTTCCTGTCTGTTCTCATCGTCTAAATTGGTATAAATGGCTTTCCAATCTGCCCATAATTCCTGATTTTCAGCCCACGACTTTACTGCTTGATAGGATTTTGACTCGTATGAAGGATTTTTGCTTGTTTTTACCAATAAGGCTTTTGGGTGAAGAACTGTTCCGATAAATTCAATATTTGTCTTTGTGTTACCAATTTTGGTCACTACGTCATTATACCAATCCTCGAAGCCATCTCGTATAGCCTCGTTATAAACTTTTGTGCTGTGTTCAATATCATCAAGAACAATTTTCGATGGACGATACGCCCCAAACCGAATCCCTCTAATTTCCGTACCCGAACCAAGCGCAATAAAACGGCATTGATGCTCTTCGCAAGATGCAATAAAATCAGTTTCTCCTGCCTTCTTATTAAGAAAGCCAATACCATAAAAATTGATAAGCTCATCGTTACTAAGTAGTTCAGCTCGAATATCCTTAAGCTTTTGCTTTGCCTGTGGCTCGGTGTTGGAGATAATGACAATGAATCTCTCCAGTTTGTAGCAAAGGTCATGAATCGGCTTAACGAAAGCTGAAATTGTTGATTTAGCATAACCTCTAGGCGCAATCCGCAAACGGCGAACTGATCGCTCATCGAATCTATACGCTTTGAATAAGTCCTTATGAAAATCATTGAAGCTTTCTGTGGCATAGTGCGGAAAAAACATAGAAGTGAAAAGCTCAACGTCTGAACCCATACGATAATATAACAGGTTATCCAATGCAGCTTGCGCATCCTTACTCCCTGTCTTCAACTGCTCCAGCAAGCCTTGATAACATTCCTGAAATTCTGTCGTAGTGAGATTCCCTATTTCGCTTAGGTGGCTCTTGTTCATCAAACATACCTATGTGTTTTGCTATTAATTCTAGTGCTTTCATTTTGTTGTGCATCTTAATGCCTATTGCTGTCCCACCTTCGCCTTTTGTTTCCTTTATGGATTCTATCGCTCCAGTGTTAAAAGCATATTCGCTAGGACGCATATAAATGCCCCCTGCATCCCATGAGGCAAAATCCCTCAAGTCACTAAAGGCAACCTTGTTAAGCTCTTCTAAGACTCTCTCAGCAGTCGTGGCAGCCTTCTCCTTACGCTTTTCAAAATGTTCCTTAATATATACTGATATAATAGGGTGGCGCAGTAAATCATTTCCTGTTGTTGTTGCTGATGCTTTACTGTATCCAGCTCTTATTGCTGCCTGAGTAGCGTTAAAATCTCTTAAGTATTCAAGTATGAAAAGCTGTTGCTTTGCGGTTAGGTCATCTTGAGTAAGGTCTTTCTGCTTAGGCTTTCTTGTTTTTTTCTTTACTTTCTTTTTCTTGTCTTGCGTCATAAAAATACCTGATTTTTACAGTTAGAATCTATCTTATTACATAATAGCACAATACTAATTACTTCCAGAACTCTTCAGAAACAATGCGTTAATAGCATAAGTCTTTGATAGCCTCTAAGCAATGTGCATACTCAATGTATTGAGATTGATTAAACAGTATCTTGAAATTATCCCATCGTTCCTCTTCCATATAATAAACAAACTCTCCTTTTCCTCTGGAAAGCTTTTTTACTTCTGCTGGGTGAACTTTGTTTAATCGCAAGAAAGCGCAAAATTTGATGTTTTTTGTTCTGTGTTCTTTTTCTTCCATATCTTATCCTGTATCGTAATTAACTTTAAATGAGGCTTCTAACGTCCATGTCCGAAGCCCCAAACACACACACAACGCCATGAAGGGTTGCTATTGTCTTTATTATGCTTATAGCAATCCTTAATGTCTATTTATGAAAATTTACGGCCATTGCTCTTCCTATCTGATCGGCAATGATTTCTTCTGTTTCTGGGCTTACAATTTGATTTAACGCACCATGATTAAATATAGCGTGGATCATTTCATGGACTAAAGTTTCATAATAAAACAATTTATCATCAATTTCTTTGCATATAACAATGTGATCTTTTGACCTGTCGTAATAACCAGCAATTCCGTCTGGTACTTTTTTATGAAGAACTTTTACTCTATGACCAAATATTTTAACTGAAGTAGGCTTCTTAAATTTAGCCTTCGTGGATTTTGTTGCCATATACTGCCCTTCCATTCTTTATGTTAATAAAGTCAATTATGTAATCATGAGGGTCATCGCTAAACTGATAAACTATTCCAAAACCTTGCGCCCAATCGTCAGTGTCCATATATGAAAAAACTTCTGAATTAAAATCTATTAAGCATCCAAGTGAGAGACATTCTATATATTTTCCATCGCCTCTTTTTCTTATTACTCTTTGAACTCTATGAGTATCGCCGTTTACTAACGAGATATGTTTTTTATCCATATTTGCATGAGCTATGTTTTTTCCGCCGCTATAGGGTCTATGCCTTGCGTAAAGTTCGCAATCTAATATCCTGTGAAGTTGACCTGTTCCGCCTTTGTTTCCACGACTAAACTTAACCCAATCATAACCACGCTCATCAATCTTAAGCTTGTCTCTTAAATAACCTTCCTCAAACAGCTCTGGGCAATTTTTCATCATATATCTTTGAGCTCTCTGCTCATGGTTGCCTTCAATATAGACTTTCTTCTTAGCACCAAGAGAATCAAATCTATCTAGTAATTTGTGGCATTGATATATTTCGTCTTTGATTGTTTCTTTAACTGATGCCATGTCAGGCAGCTTAGGGTGCAATCCAAAACCAAATGCATCAGCAAGATCACCAAGTATGCAAAGCTCGTCTACTGGTCTTCCGATTGACTTTTGAAGGTCTTCTATCACAGAAAACATTGCGTTAGTTGCCTTAACATCATGGTATGGGCAATGAAGGTCAGGGACGAGAATTGCTATCTTGGTCATAGTGACCTAGTGCTGCTTTTCTCTTCTTCTTCCTGTTCTTTTAATTCTTCTGGCTCAAGCTGGGCATATTTTTCTATAATGCGCTTAAGGTTTTTAGATAATGTATTATAAGAAGTGCAGTAGTGAGTTTCATCCAGAGCTTCGCAAGTTAGCTTAGTTCCTGAAGTTCCAAGATTGATTTTTATTTCCATATAAAATATCCTCTTAGTAAGTGTTAATAAATTGTAGCACGAATCTGAGGCTCATTGGTTGCCGTTGCTAGTCAAGCAAATCTATGGCTTACCCTATTATTATTCAATACCACGCCCATATAGAGCCTCTTCTATTACCCTTGCGCAACTAAAGGCATAAGCAAAAAAAGGCGTTGAAAAGCTTATATTAAGTTCAAACGTCATACCATTGCTCTTAGTAATCGCTGGAACATATTTATATTGATTTTTATGTATGTGATATTTATTAAAAAAACATATATGACCAGTTTGATCCATTATATACTTTGCGGCTAAATTTAATGACTGCATTGACCTTGTAAACCAAGGCAGCAAATATGGGTCTTTTGTTATCATTTGATTTTTTGATGATACTTTTGCGCCAACATAATCTGCTATTAATTGGTTAATCTCCAATATAGTCTGATAATCCAGCTCCGTTGTCCTTTTCCCAGCAATAACACTCTTCCTCTGTTTTGTTGGAATAACTGTTAATCTCGTCATAATTTATGCCTTCATACGGGTCTATAACAATCTCTAGGGCTACAACAGCCTGAACTAATGAAAGCATAAACAATAAACCTGATAATAATAAAACTGCATAAATTCTTAGATTTTCCATATCCCTGAATAGTATCTCATAGGGTGCTTGGGATTTTTAAAATAAATCGAATAAACTTGGTGCATTGGGTATTTTCCGAACTTATTCACAAGTATTTTATTCAACAATTCCCATGTAGATACTAAATCAGCAGCTCTGCATCTCAGATATGAAAGCTTCTTTCCATCAGTATGAATAAACTTAACGCCATTCCTCGTCTTATGCGTTCTAAGGCATGAAATAAACATGGCTATAAATAATGGTAAATAACCAATCATAGCCGCAAAACCGCCCTTAAGGACTAACCAGAAGGCTATATCTCTTGGGTGAAGGTATTGCCTCCACATTTTCCAAGTCATTTTAGGACTAATGCCCAATAAATAACAAATAGCCAAGTAAGCAGTTGTATTGTCGTGAGAATAATTTCTATCGTTGCCAGATTCATAATGAGAAGCCGCCTTTGGTAAATATTTATAAAATTGCTCATCAAGGTAAGCAGCTTCGGCCAAGAACAATATGCCGTTTTCGCTGTCCACCACTTCAGGATTAAGATGAAGGTATCCCGTTTCTGGCTCTATCCAGCTTGAATAATCTTTGTTTGAATTATCTTGAAAATACTTCTCAAGCTCCCAATCATTCATTTCTTATCCCGTATTCCAATTCCATTAAAAGCTCTGCATAATGAATAACCTTTTTTAAGTCCTCAACGCCATTTTTATTCTTATAACGGCAAGCATACTTAATTATATTCCCCTGACAAAAATTCAAATTATTTTTATGTGTAAACTCAATCGGTTGTATTTCCATATCCTTGTAATGGTTTCCGCCTTCTTGTTTGTCTAATGCGCTCATTTCTCCCCCATTATATCTTTAACCGCTTGTTCGGCTTGTCTGGCTTTCTTTCCAGCGCAATAGTCACTTTTAAGCTCGCCAAAATTATAAGGCTCAGTGTCACCTAAAGAAATTTCTGTGCAATGGTATGGTTCTTCACCATCATACCAATTTTTATCATCAGCATAAAAAGAATTACTCTCTCTTAATATGTCTAGGGCTTTTTGGAGTTTTTCGATATGTTTAATTGGATTGCAATAATCCATAAAAACGTCTTGCAATTCATCAATATCGTCTGGCTCAATCTCCAAATCTCTCCATTCGCAAGTCTCAATAGCCATTTCTTTCCACGTTTTAATTTTTTTCACTGTTAACCTCTCTGATAAACTCACAATTAGAACATGCACAATGCCCATCAATTATATCTGGATAAAAGCATTCTATTTTTCTAATTGCTTTATTTAGTTTTTCTTTTAAATTTATGTTTCTTTTATGCAGCTTTACAATAATATCCACAGAAAGCTTGACTGCATCATCTTCCGCTTGATTAATATCATGCAAAACACACAGTAATTCTTTTTCAAACTCCCTCATAACTAAATCTCCCTGTCAGCATCGGGGAATCTTACGCATTTTTCTAAATCATCTAGTGTCATTTCTCAATCTCCTCTAAAATAGGTTTTATTTTTTCTAAAGTGTTATCAACTTGCTCCTCTAGCCATCCCTGATCTGTATTCTCAGCAACAAACTCAAGCATAGTTCGTGCAAGCTCTATGTCTTGCTCTAAAGATGCAACATAAAGAGGACAATACATTTTAAAATGAGTGTTTTCGCTACCTAGATGATCTGTTAAGCAAATAGTTCTATATTTATTAATCATTAATTATATCCTATTTCTTCACTCTCTATTAATACTGATTTATCTCTTATCATCTTTTCAATTCTAAAATTCTTCCATTTATATGATCCGTCACCGTATTCTATTAACTCCCATTTATGGTCTATTAAAAACTGCTTTACGCATGGGAAAAAATCGGCCATATAAACGCTCCCTTTCTCGTGCCATAGCTGATGATGTTCATGGCAAACTGGCGCAAGATTCATCTCATGGCATGGGCCTGAGCTTCCAAATGACTTTATGTGATGACCGTAGGAGTTTTTCTTACCACAAGCTAGGCAAGCCCTATCCCTCATCCTCTGGGCTATGATTTTGTCTCGCTTTGTTGCCATAGATAAGCCCCCCTTCCTTGTCGATTCTACAAACTCTCGTATCGCTATCGCTAAAGCTTATCTGAACTTTACCGTCACCGCTTTTTATTACCTTGCAAATGCTGTTACCAACAATGAAAGGCTCATCAACTCTTAGTGTTAATACTAATGCCATATTTATTCCTCAAACAAATCACCACCAAATAGCCTATCTATCTGAATGACAATTCCCCCAACTGCATAAAGAGCAATGGAAAGCACCAACATTACTAGCAACATTGGTGCGCAAATTATTAACTCAATCGTTTGCTTTAGCACGTTTAGCAACCTTATTAGACTCATACTTTTCTAATATTACTGTTCTAAGTGCAGTAGAAAGAGGCATTTTCATGCTTCTTGCAACAATCTTAGCCTGTTTAATTTCTTTATCGGACATTTTCAAAGTAACAACTTTTCGTGCGCTCACTGATTTTCTCCTTCCAGCTTATTTAAAATATATTCAAAGCACTTATCCTGATTATCTCTATTGCTATAAACAAGCTGCTCATCTATTAAAGGGTCAAAAATTACCTTAAATCTGCACCAATTACGGCCAGCATAAGGATATTGAAAGGTGCATGAGTACCCCTTAGCTTCTAGCCTTGGGATAAGCTCAATGCACTTTTTTGCAAAGTCGTGCGGAAATTTACTCACTTGATTTCTCCGATTCAGCCAATCCGTTCATAATGCTGCTTGCTTCTGAGTTAGTTTGCTGCTTTTTAAACTTAAACCAATCCTCTCGCTTGCTCATTTTATCCGTAAGGCTGTTATAAATATTTGTTAATTGAACCATTTCAATTTCACTTGTTTCCTCAAGGCTATGCCCAAGAAAGCCCTCAAGCATTTCAACTGATACTGAAAATTTGTCATTGAATACTTCAGCGCATTTAGCGATTCTTTCTTTTAATGGAACTTCGTTATTGCTTGTTAATGTGTTCTGACAAGCATCAACGGCTTGCTCAATAACATCAAGAGGAATAACGGCCATTAAACAAGCTCTGAGCCTTCTTGCACCATAGTTAGCTATAAGCTCGTAAACGTCCCTGTGGTCGGTTAGAAGCTGCTTTCCTTTTCTGGTGTGTCTTTCGTGCTTGATAACAAATGATTTTGCTTCTCTGAAATTTGATTCCAAATCCCATGCGTAAGTTTCATAGGTCGATTGACCGTTTTCTTGGTCAATTTCCCTAACGCCGCAATCTATGTTTCCCCATAAACTTGCTATTTCACGAATTAACTTTATTGAAGGCCCAGTAATTGCTTGCCCCCCTCTTGGGTAGCTATACATAGCCTCTCTCGCTAGTTTTTTACTTTTGCATACGTCTTTAATGCGCTGTAATGCTGCATTGTAGTTTCTTGGAAATTTCTTAGCTAAGACAACTTGAGCCTCAACTTCCTTCATCGAACGGGCAACCATTGTGCTACCCGTATCTGTTATTTTTGTCTGATTAATTAAGCTTGTTATTGCGTCCATTATTTTTCCTTTTCTGCAAAGATTGTTAAATCTACGCCGTTTAAATTAACTGTTACTGATTCTAGCTCTTCATTAAATGAAACATATCCATTTTCGTGCATCTGCTTATCATTTACCATTTGCTTAAGCTTAAAAATCAGCTCTCTATCAACATTATGTAACATTATTGAACCCATCGTATTTCCCCTGTATTACCGATAATAATGATATGCTGGAACTTCAATGTCAACAAACCCATTATGATAATAATTATCCTCGACAAGCAATTGCCCCATATTCTCTTTAAGATCGGTTAAAATCTCTGTCATTAGTTCTTCGCCAATATTTCTCATATCGTTGTTTACTGTATATCCTGCGCTTGCATACGGTGCAGTTTTCTCAGCTACCATAAAAGCAAACGTCCACTTTCCACCATAAATCTGCTCAGCACCTTTTAAATATTGCGCTGCCTGTAGATCATAAAAGTATGACGCAACTGAACGTGCAAAATCTTTAGGCGATGCAGAAACAGAAGTTTTAAGGTCACAAATAATCTTCAATGTTGGATTAATAATATCTGCTTTAAATTTCTGTAAAATTCCAGTATTGGGACAAGTAAAGAAAACAACTTGCTCAAACAAAGTATCGCTATGCTGGTAAAGCTCTTTAAACGCCTGATTGTTTAAACATGAACGCATCATGCCACGAAACTGCTTTCTTACTTCAGGCTTCATTAATTTCTTATCGGCTCTAGCAGCTTCATAAGCAGCCTTAACAGCTTGCCATTCTTTATACTGCTCTTTGATACCGCCATTAGCTTCAGTCTTTCTAGCGTCACCCTCTGGCCTCGGTACGTCATATTCAAAGTCATATATCTCATCAAACCTTTTAGGCTCAAGCATATATGTGTGAAACGCTGTTCCAAACTCCATTGATGGGCTTGTTTCTGTGTTCCATTCTTGACGTTTCTTTGCACCTAAAAATTGAACTGATTTAGTTCTAACAATCTGCAAGTCTGAGCGTGAAAGCCCTATACAGTTATGATAAACCTCATCTGAAATATTGCTATACGTCCCGTCAATATCCCCACTGTCTGCTAAAATTGCTAAATCTTCAATCTGCTTTTCTACTTCTTTGCTAAACATAGTATCTCCTTTTTGTTGTTTACATAAAGGTATTACCGTAATACTGTTATGTAAAGGAGAAATTACATGAGAGTTAAATTAATTGAATTTTGTGAGAAGCTAAGCTGTGAATGGTGTGGAAAAACAGAAGATTTATATTTAGATAAAGAAGAAAACGAATGTTATTGCTTTGATTGTGCTAAGAGTCTTGAAGTCGAAGTAGATGACTAATAGTATTAGCTATTCTTTTTTGCATAAGAAAACATTTCCTTTGATTAAATTAGCCCTGCGTATGTGGGGCTTTTTTATGCTCTGTGTATTTCCAATTTATTAATAAAGGCTCTAAATAGAAAAACCCCGCTATCAATTTCAGGATTTCAAGCAGGGTTATGTTTCAAAGAATGTCTAAAAGATACTATTTTTAATATCTAAAATCAATGACATTCATAAAACATTTAATGAGCATTTATTGTTTTTGGCTCTTATGGAAATCAACCTAAAACACGACTGACAGAAGGTTAGGCAAGTTATGGATTATGAACCTCCATTTAAAATATGACTTGTGAAACATAGGGAAGCATAAAGGCGAACTAGCACGAGAGGTAACCAGTAAAAGCTAGGAGTCTGAATGTGGAGACTAAGCCAGTAATAGGGCGTGGATTCTAAGAATACCTCTTGGTTGAAGTGTATCTAAAATCTAAATAATTATAAAAGTTTGACAAATAATTTAATGTATTACTATTATCGTATTACTGGAGAATTAATGGCTGAAGTAAATAAAATGCTTCTTGTGGTATCGCATGGTGGCTCTATCAACTCGCCAATACTGGTAAGTGAAAAGATGCTTCAAGTGCTATTAGATACCGATAAAACGGTTAAGTATCTGACTGAAGAAGAATATAAAGAAATCACTGGAACTAAATATATCGCTGGAAGGAAAGGCGAGAAACAACGTAAGGAGAATATGCAAAATGAATGTAATTAGTTTAATGGGAACATTAGGAAAAGATGCGGTCGTAAGATACACGCAGAATGGAAGTCCAGTAACAGACTTCTCAATTGCAGTAAACGAAGGGCCTAAAGATAAACAAATAACTACATGGATTGACTGTACCCTCTGGGGCTTGAAAGGTGAGCAGCTAGATATGAGAAAAGGCGACTTAGTTAAACTTCAAGGAAAGCTGAGAAAAAGCTCATGGGACGATAAGACAACAGGGCAAAAACGATATAAAAGCTATGTTTTAGTTGATCTTATTGAGAAAGTTGAGAAGGCAAAGCTAGTGCAAAGCGTTGCAAATATGTCATCCCAAGTACCTAGTCAAAGTGCAGAATTTACAGCAGACAATATACCTTTTTAGGAGAAAAGCAATGGTTAAGAAGAATACAAAGTTTACAGATGATGATGTTAAAAGAGTAGTTCTCAGAGAGCTTAAAAAAATAATGAAGAAAGATGAGGCTGAAGAAGCCTATAATCAGCTACCAAAAGCCTTCATGTCTATATACAGAAAAGGCATTACCGATGGGCAATTCATAATGAGAGATAGCAACAATTACAAGGTTTACGAGGCTGAGGATAAGGTTTTCAAGAAAGATATTGAAATTGCAGCCTTGCTTAAAGAAAAAGACAATTTAAAGCAACTTGTTCAACTTTCGCAAAATGAGCTTAATTCATCCAATGCTAAAAATGAGTATATGCTCAATAATTACGTTCATTAGGTGAATTATGATTAAGCACTTACAAAACAATAAAGAGAAAGTTGATTACATATTGCGCAAGTACCCCGAAACAAGGGATAGCGATAAAAAGCTATGGCTTGCCTATATGTGCATATTTAAAGAACTTAAATCAAAGATTGGCAATGAAGCCTATGAGTCTCTAAAAGGAGTTGTAATGGCAGATGATACGCCAGCATTTGAATCACTGAGAAGAGTTCGCCAAAAGCTTCAGGAAAGCGGTCAAGAGCTTCAGGCAAGTGACGAAGTAAAAGAACAAAGAAAAGTAGCAGCCGAAGACGTTTCAGCTTGGGCTAAAGGATTGTTATGAAGGATTTTGAAAAGTACATTGCACAAAATACAACGGTAGGAAAAGCTAAGATGCGTGACATAGTACCATCTGACGTAAAGCCCACTAATGGAACTGAAGCAATTAACATTACTGTTACGCCAATGATTGAAAGGGAGCTAAAAGTTCCTTACCCAAACACACAAAACATAAGAGGTATCCCAATGACCACTTATGAAAACAAAGTTCAACAGAACCTTGATGAAGGTATTTTGATAAGCTGGGAGCGATGGCCTATTCCAGAGTCACAAGTTGATAAGGCTATTGAAGAACTTGGGGCAAAACTAAAGCGCATTATGTCTAAAAATGGTCTTATGCGATGAATGACAGTGTATGGAAAACACTATACTCACAAAGAGAATCTGAAATATCTAAACTCAGGTTTACTGTAATTAATCAAAACAAGCTTAATAAAGAGCTTGCTAACGCTTTAAAAATTGCTGACTCTGCTATTTACATGATTGTTAATGGGGCAAGCCCTGAAATTGGCGACGATGCAAGAAAGCAAATAAAGCACTTACTGAGACATTAACTGAAGTGAATCAAACAGCCTATCAAGATTGTCCTTTACACAAAGCAATTCCTTTCCCTTTATTGCGACAAATCCCGACTTGGTAGGCTTCACTTTATAGCAAACTTCTTTCTTTTCTCGCCTGTCATATCGGCAAACCTCGCCTTTAATTTTATATGGTATTGGTTTACACGACTTGAGCTGCGCAACTCCGCAACTACTTAGAATTAAGCTCGTCTTCAAGATCAAGAAGGTCTTTAGTATCGCCTGTTTCATCATACTTTTCCCATTTTTCTTGTCTTTTTGCTTCACGCTTTTCACGCTTAAGATAGGTAGAGATAGCTCGCCATAATTTTGGCAAGCCATCTATTGCTATCATTTTTAAAAGCTGTAACGCCCAGACAGGCATTATTCTTCGTCTTTCTTAAGAAGTAATGACTGTCCTTCGTCAAAAGCTTCTGGAAGGTCTATTTTAAGCTCTAAAAGGCTTTCTCCGTCCTTGTCAGTATCAATAACAAGAACCATTTTAGTTAGCTCAAAACGAAAATCAACAAGCTTTGCGCCTTCTACTGCTTCGCCTCTTGAGATAGCTTCTTGTAAAGCTTCGCTTAGGTGAAGAACGCCTTCTACTGATTTCTCGCCATCTTCATTTAGATCAAGACCAAAAACCATTTTTCCATCTTCAAAATTTACTGGAATTTTACTCATTTTATTTTCCTTTGCTTAAGCCTTCAGCAACAGCGTCAACTAAAAGCGTTCTAATTGATTCAATTTGTACTCCAGAAAGAATTTGCTGAATACCCATAGCTTCTTCAGCATCTTTCTCTTGAAGCTCTTCAAATTGCTTTCCATGATGATTAAGCATTTTGCAGTTCATTGCATGACGAATCATGTCACGATCTTGCTCAGCTTTTAAAGCTTGTCTTTTAGACTCGATAGCAAGTTCACGTTCAGCTAGGTCAAGCTCAGCTTTTCTTAGCTCAATGCTTGTCAGGTGACGATCTTTATTGCTCATGTAGTCTTCTCTGCGAACATCATTTTCATAGTTTTCTTTCATATTATTTCTCCTTATTTTCGAGACGTATCATACGCTCTTTTAATTCTCTGATTTCTTCTTTGTGCCAATCTTGGTTTGTAACAATAGTAGCAATTTTTTCGTTTAAGTCTTTGACACTTGAACCAATTTCTCTTATGTCTTCTCTCATTCCTTTAAATTGCCATATTAATATACCGCCCAAGGCAGATATTACAAAAGAAACAAGGTAATTTAATTCAGGCATTTACTGTCCCAAGCACTCATCAATCTTAGCAGTTAGTGCGATTTTGTCTGCTTCTGTTACAAGTGTACCATCTGGCGTTACAGCTTGAATTTCTTCTCTTGCAGAAACAAGTGATCCTGTCTCTAGCAAGTCTTTAATGTCTGCATAGGTTTGGTTAACTTGCTTGATCTGTGCCGTTGTCAGTCCTTTAGGTACGTTTAAAACCAACAGCAAAGCAATAACGTCTTCGCCACAAGCCATTGCCTGTTTAGCCTGAGCTATGGCATCCGACTGAGCTTTTTCAGCAGCGACCTGAGCCTCATAAGTAGCCATCTTTGTCGGGTTGTTTTGTAGTTTTTTAGAGCCGCTTGCAATCTGTGGGTATCCAGTAATTTTTGAGCAATAGACTTCTGTAAAGCCCTCGTCGATGTATGCAGTTTCTTCGCTGTCTGAACACTCTTTAACACCGAGCTTTAGCTGACAGTCTGCCTGACCTGAACATGGCTCTGCCTCAGATTTAGACATGATTGGATTAGCTGTGTCATCTATCATGACATCGACAATCTCAGCCGCTTGCCAAACTATTCCGTCAAAGCAAAGGCATTGTTCTGAAGGCAAATCCTTGCATTGAATCTTTCCTGCTCCTGCTTCGAGGTTAACCGCCTTAACTGCCTCAGATAAGGGTAGGTAGTTCTTGCAAGCAATAGCGTTCATTGAAAAAACCGTTAGTGCGAGCGTCCATAAAAATACGCTTAATTTAGTAATATGCTTCATATTATTCCTCTCCCCAACAAGTGAAAATTATACGACCGCCAAAACCGCCACCTGAGGTATTTATTAAAATAACGTCGTGGGTGCCGCCGTTGTCAAAATCCAATACA